TGAGTTGGTCGACGACCCCGTTTAACTGATCGGTCGCCTTGATCCTGAAAGCGGTCTTGGCGACGCCGAGCAAGTTGATCGGCTGCGCGTCGGTATTGAACGACCGTAGATCGGTCCAGTTGGCTTGATCATAAACTTGATCGTTTGTGAGGTGCACTTCTGGCACGGCACGCTTGATCTGGACTTCATACTGCCCAGAGGCGAGACCGGTCTGGCGATAGGACACGCGCTTGACCTGCGAGCTATTGTCCGTGATCGTCTCGTCGAACCACGGCGTCCAAGCGCCCGCTCCAAGAAGCCGGTATTCCCCGATAATCCGCACGGACTGCTGCGTCTTAGCGGCTCCCGTAGCCTTGAATAGCCCGGTCGGAAAGGTGACCGTCACGCCCAGTTCTGTCGTCTGCAGCGCGCTCGTGCGCGCGACGAAGGTGTCGGTCAAGCGGACAGACAAATCCTCTTGTCTGGCGTCGCTCGGATAGAGGCCAAGCGTCGAGGCGTTGCCGGTGAAGTCATGCTCCATCTCGACGTCCGTATAGTCGGCAATGGAGGTATTACCGATCCTGATGTCCGACACATCGACCGGTCCATAGCCCCAGACAAGGATAAAGCGCAGATATTGATCGTTCCCCACGACTTCGGTGTAAGGCGCTGCGCCGTAAGGCGGGACCATCCGGTGCTTTCCCAGGACGACCGGGACAGTATCAAAGGGCGCGAGGCGGTTGCGCGCTCCACTAATCCCATACGTCGGGCTCTCCTCCTTGCCCGCCGAAGTGCGCGGCCCGATGAGGGCCGACGCCGCATAGGTTATTGCCATCGAGATCGCCGCGCCCGCGACACTTGCGAGGAATGACCCCGCCGTGAACCCAAGAGCCGTTGTAATTGTCGGAGCGGCGGCTGTGGCGAGGATCGAGATAAGCGACACCGGGTCTTGCAGCGTGACCCGCAGAAAGACGGACGCGCCCGCTTTGGGCCTGACTTGGGACCAGAGGCGCGGCTCGATGAAATCGCCGCCGATGAATGCGCTGATATGTTCCGGCTCGGCGCTGTCCTGCACGATCGCTTCGACCATCTGCGCGATGGTCCAAACGGGCGCGACTCGCAGAACTACCCGATCACCCTGCGCCAGCGGGTTCAAGACCAGCGTGACCTCAACGTATTCTGCAAGCTCGGGGAGCACGATATCATTCAAGGCGGTAAGCTCCGATCACGCGGTGGAGAAAGCGGCTATCCCCCTTATAGCGCGAAACGCAGGATCCGACGACTTCTTCCGCGTGGAGCACATATCCCGGTTCCGTAACGATCCCGCAATGCGTCGCGCGCCGTTTACCCTGATAGGACCCCCACATGTGCAGCACGTCTCCGGATCGCACTTCATCCAGGGAAATCCGCCTTCCATGCGCCGCGAAGTCCGAGAACGATCCTGCGCCTTTCTTGACTTCGGTCTCGAGCTCGTCATGGCGCGGGAGCCGGATCCCGAAGACCTCCTTATAGACCAAGCAGACGAGGCCCCAGCACGACGCGCCTTGTCGCGTTGTCCCGTTCCACTCGAACGGAATCCCGATGTAACTGTTCCACCAGCTAGAAGATGCCGGGGAACGTAGAAGGCGAGAAGGTGGCACTGGGGAAGGGCTCCGTCAGGAAGTTGTCAATGGTAAGGTCGATCTCTAGCGTTTCGGCGTTATAGCTGACCGACGCGGCAACGAGCCCCGAGATGCTTTGCAAGATCGTGTCCGGATCGCTGCCCTCAATGACCTTGAGCGAGAAGGTGGCGCGCTCTCGGCTTCCTGCGACCGAGCGCAGGACGTTGAGCTCACTCGTAACGTGAGAGAGCACCAGCCGCGCGCGGACTTGCAGAGCCGGATCATCCGGCGGGAGTAAGACTGAAAACGGATAGGCGTTGAAGGTCTGCCCGTTCGAGACGACGTTTTCAGTATTGTTGACGAAGCGCAGCGTGCCGATTGTGCTATGATACGCCTCGAGCAGCACGAGAAACGCGCTGGGCGTCGTCTGCGAATTAACGGCGGTGACGACGGCGGTCGGAAGCGTGCGCGGCATTACGGGAGCACCTCGAGCGAAAGCGAGACCCGCCACTGCGCCGTCCCGGAGGTATCGCCGCCAGCGACCGCAGACAAGGAAGGCGAAGCAGCGAAGCGCGCCGAGACCGTCGAGAAATCCGCCGGGTCGATGAAGTCGAAAGCGTCCGCGCCCTCCGAGATCGTCGTCTTGTAGAAGGTCTCGAAGGCGGCGCGCTGCGTCCCCGTCAGGAGCATCGTCCCAGACAGGAAACGCGAGGTCGCGGTGAACCGTTTGCGCTGCTTATACGGGCCGGTGTCGGTCTGAGAGCGGAGAAAGCCCTGTTGTCGCGTGTCCTGCACGCCGACCTCGAAGTATTGCGGGAGTGTCCCCGGCCATACTGGCATGTGTTATCCCCTCTGCTGCAAACGGTTTGCGAGGCCGAAGGTGCTACGGATCGCGCGGTATGCCGGACCCCCGGAGGTGATGTCCTGCGCGACAGCGCGCCCGATCTCGACCGTGATGTTTCCGGCACTATCCGTCGAGGCGGTCGCCGGTTGTCCGCTGTAATTGTTGATCGTGACAGTCGGAGCGTTATTGCTGTTCGCCACGACGCCGAGCCTACCGTCCGCGCCGCGCGAGAGCGGCATGATTGCCTCCGGCCCGGCCTCGCCCATGAGCCCGACCCCGTTGGCAAATGGAAATACGGTCGGCCCGGAAACCACGCCGCCCTGCGCGAAGGGCGTCACCCCGGAGGAGTTGAAGACGTTGCCCTTCGCCGAGAACAATCCGCCCAGGAAGCCGGAAACGCCTTGAGCAATCGGCCCGGCAAATTGTTGCGCGAAAAGGTCTTGAGCGACTTTCGCCAAGACATTCGCAGCGAAATCTAAGAGGGCTTCGGACAGCGTCGCCGTTCCTTTCAAAACCGAAGCGAAGGCGTTATTGAGCTCGCTCTCAATGGTTCCTGCCACGCCCATCATCAGCTTAGTGAAGGGGTCGAATTTAGCATTGAGGTCTTCGATGGCGCGCCCGTAAAGATCCGCATCAATCGCGCCGATCGCATAAAGTCCCTGCACCTTTTCGAGCTCTACGGCGTATCGCTCCGCCTCGGTGCGGGTGCTCTCGTAAAGCCGCTTCGCCTCCGCAGCCGCGTCTGTTGTGGAGCTCGCGCCACCCGTGCCGCCTTTACCGCTTAGGGTCTTGTTGAACTCTTGCAAGGCGAGCTGCGCCTCAGCGGCGGCGACCTCGTTTTCGACGTAGATCTCGCGCTGGCGAGCGAAGAAATCCCCCCCCACCGGCGCATTGATCATCGCGCCCGCCTGTTCGTCGAATGTCTGCTCGGCTTGCGCCCGCGCCAGCCCCACCGGGTCTCCTGCATACTGCAGCCGAAGCTCGGCTTGCGCGCGGGTCGAGAAGCTCTGTTGCGCCAGCGTGATCGCGTTGGACGCCGCGCGTTGCAGCTCGTTCGCGAGCCCCGTCGCGTTCGAGGCGGCGGCGCTGATGTTGCCAGCCGCTGCCGATGTGTTGTCCGAAAGGTCGAGGCTGGCGAGGGCGGCTCGAATGAGCTCCTGCGCGAGGAGGCGCTGCTCCGCCGTCATGTTCTTCGTGCCGCCGGTGATCTCGACGAAAAGCGTCTTCACGCGCTCGAACGCTGCGATCTTGTCGTCGAGCGTCATCGCGTTTTGCAGATCCGCCAGAGCTGCGGAGAAGACGACCGCCTGCTCCTCCGTCGAGCCCAGAGCGACGCGGACGCGCTCGACACCCTCCCGATACCCGGAAAGGGCGTCGATCTGCATCTGCAATCCGGCTTGCCGGTTCGCCAGCATACCGACGGACATAGGATCCGCAACGTCGATCTGCGCGTTTAGCTGCTCCATCTCGGCGCGCAACTGCGCGGCCTTCTCTGCGGTGGCGGTCAGCTCTGCGCCGGTCTGCCCTCCGAAGTCCCCGAACGCCGAGACGACTTGGAGCGATGCCTCCGCGAGCTTGTCGAGAGCGTCAAGCTGCGCGAGTTCCCGATTGACGAGGAGGAGCTCCCGCGCCTTTTCTGACGCCGCGCCATATTGTTCGATCAGCTTCGAGGTCGGAGCAGCCGCAGCGGCGCTCGCGCTGGCATAAGCGTCCATTGCATCGTTGAGCGCGTCGACCGCGTCCTTGAGCTCCTCCGACGCATCTGTGGTCTCGAACAAGGCAGGAGCGAAGGAGAGCAGCGCGCCCACCGCCAGACCCGCCACCGCGCCGAGAGCGCCAAAGCCCCCGAGAAGCTGCGGGAGCTGCATCCCGAGCGCCCTGCTCGCATCGACCCCCCCGGAGATCTGCACGATGATGTCTTGGAGCTGGAAGCTCGCGTTCTGGATCGCGGACGAGTTTCGGCTAAAGGCTTGCCCGACACCTTGCAGCGCGCCAGAGAGCGGGCGAGAAGCGTTCGCGGTTTGCGCCTGTGCTGCCCCCAGGGCGCGGATCTGGTCCTCGAGAGCGTCAGCGGAGGCTGCAGCCCCCTTCGCAGCCGTGCTAAACTTGCCGAGCTCCTGCGAACCCTGCTGCGATCCGGTGGTCTTTACCTCAACGCCGAGGGTGACTAGCTCCATTTTTTCGCCCTCTCTTGGTGCCATAGAGCATCGAGTTCAGAGATCGCATCGACCTCGAGGGGCGTAAACCTGCGCCCGGTGAGCTCACTATAGGCCAAGATCTCCGAAAACGCCACGGGCGCGTCGGCTTGCCGGGCCCTGTGCAGGCGCAAGAAGGTCGCCCAGAGTTCGGACATCTCCTCCGGGATCGGCGGAACGTCGAGCTCTGGTGGGCGAACCCCGGTCGCATGCTCGGCTTGCTGGTAGTGCTCGCGCAGCGTGACGCCGTCCTTGTCCTTCTGCGCGAGCCTAAACGTGGCCTCGGCGTGCTTCAGGAGCCCGTCGAGGTTCCGTCGAAAAAATTTGCACGATCCGAGGCTGCGACGAAGACATCATCGCGCAGCCACGCCGGGATCTTCTCGTAGATCGCCGGTGCATCTTCGATCTTCGGGGTCTTGCCCCCGGTCTCGATATGCCAGCGCGCCGTGATCCGGCCAAGGAACGCGACGAGCTTCTGCGTCGGGTCTTCAATGCCGAGACGCGCCACCTCGGCCAGCGCGTTTCGGTATTCCTTGGTATCCGCGCCGTAGATCTCGATCCACTGCGGAGACCCGTCCTTGTGCAGGACGGGCTCTTTCGTGATCGGGTGGAGGATCTGGTAGGTGTAGGTCTCGCGGAATTTGAGGTCGTAGAGGTCCATTGCGTTCCCTGTTATGAGGTCGTGCGGGTGACCCGGAGCTGCGTCCCGGTCGAGCTGTCCCGAAGAGCGACGAACGGGATCGTCATCAGCCGGGATTGCGGGTTCGCCACCGGGACCGCCGCGCCGTTGATCTTGATGCGCGGCATCAGGAGCGTGTAGTTCAGCCCGGCGACGCGATCATCGAGGACGATTGAAAGCGAGCTTTCGGTCTCGTTGAGGAACTTGGTGATCAGCGCGGCGTCCTGGTAGTAGACAGTCATCGTCCCCTCGAGCGAGGATGTCCCGAACTCCATTTGCGGGCTGGTCGTCGAGCCCAGAACGAATGCCGGGTTGAGGTTGTTGTTCAGCGTGAAATCGATCGAGTTCACATAAGCGATCGTCGAGCCGCCCTCGGAGATCGTCCCCGAGTAGCTGTCGAACGGTTCGTTGCCAGATGCTGCGGTGAGGCTGGCATCGAGCGGGCTCGATGACTGCGTCATGTTCTTGCCCATGATCCCGAAGGTCGCGGTCGTCATCTGGTTGGGCGCGATCGACATCTGCATCGTGTTGACCATGCAGCCCGAGAAAGCGCGATACTGGGTGATATCGAGCGCGCCGTCCTCAATCGTGAAGCCCTTCACGGTCGTGCCGGTGTTCAGCACGTCCGACGAGAACGAGCCGAAGAGCGCGCCCTCGAGGAGCCAGTCGTAATCGGCTGGGCGCATCTCGACGACGATGTCGCCCGAGACGGTGCGCTGTCCGTGGCGATCGATGCGCGGCATCCTGTCTGGCGTGATTTCCGCCGACTGGATCCGCGTCTTCGCCAGATCCAGCGAATGGGTGTTGAACGGGACAGCGATCATCGCGGGCGAGGCGGGAGTCGTCCCGTAGGTGCTCTCGGCCACATAGGCGAGCTGCGTTCTGGAACCCTGTGCAAAAGGCATGTCTGAGCCCTCCTATTATGAGCTGCTATAGGTATACCACGAGATCGACACGGTGACGATATACCAAGGCGTGTCGAGGATCGCGGAGCCGCGCTCCGCATAGTTGAAGCGCACGGTGACGCCGCCCGATGTCAGCCCGGTGTCGACCGTGAAGGCGGCGCGGATCGCGTCAGCGAGCGCATCAGCCGCCGCCGGTCCGCTCCCCTCGGGGAGGTGCGCGGTGACGAGGAGGACGCCGTCGTGCCGGATCTGCGGGTTTGGTCCGCGCACTGCCGGACGGCTGGTCGTCGGGACCAGCGCCATGCGGACCCATGCGGTGCCGGTCGTCGGAGAAAAGCGGACGTTCTCCCAAGCGCGATTTGCGCTCGAGGGGATCCCGGAGACGTTCGCGATCTGCTGCTCGAGCGCGGCGCGGATGTCTTGCATAACGGTCATGGGATCCCCGTCGCCTTGATGTTGCGGATCTCGGTCACGACCTGAGCGGCGATTGATGCAGAGCGCGCCAGCACCTTGCGGAGGAACTGCGTCCGCGCCTCGACGAAGATCGCATAGTTCGCCCCGTTCAAGAGGTAGATCGACCCGTCGAGGCCCGCGAGACCGCCCGCCTGCCCGGAGAGACGCGCCAGTGTCGCGCCGGGCGCGCCTTGCGTGATCTCGCCGCCAGAGGTGCCGGGAGACCCGGTGAGCGTCGGGGAGAGAAACCACGACGCCCTGAGCCTCCCGGTCTTCACCGGCGTGCCTCGCACGACCTCAAGCGAGAGCCGGTTTAGATATTCGTTGCGAGCCTGCGCGACGGTCACGCCTGCCTTCTCTGCGATCTTGTCGAGGTCGACCGTGATCTGCCGGAGGATCTGGCCCTTCGCCATCTCATTCCCTCGCTTGGCACACATAGGCGAGGACGCTTGATCCGCTCTTGATCGTCTGCACCGCCACGATGCGGACCGCGTCCGCTTCTCCGCGCAGCTCGTCGTCGATCTGAGGAACCTTCGAGAGTGCAGCCCCGTTGTAGGTCGCAGCGATGATCGCCTTGCGATCCCCGCGCTGCACCAGCGTGCCGTCGAGATCTCGTGCCGTGTAATTGACGAAGACGCAGCGAACGGTCTCGTCTGCGTTCGACCCGCCAGAGACGGCACCGGTCGCCGGGTTATAGGTCCCGCCGTTGCTCGGTCTGCGAAAGGTGATGTTGTAGCCATGCTCGCGCAGAAGCTCGACGACATCCCGCTGCATCTGAGATCCGGTCGGCATGAGGATCAGTCCTCATCTAGCATTGGGTCGAAGCGCGGCGGGTTGCTGAATTGATCGACCCGGAACGCGGACGGCACGCGATCAGGATCGTCCTCGACGCCCTGCATCTCGGAGATCGACAGCCCGCCAGCCACCGGCACGCCGAGCCCGACAGAGCCAAGGCGCTTGCCTTCTTTCGCGAGGCGCACGGCTAGCTCGGCATATTGCTTGGCGCGCTGGGAATAGGAGGAGGAGACGCTCTCGATGCTGGTGTCTACCAGCCTGGAGTATTTGCCCGCCAGCGCCCGACAGATCAGCGCGCCAGCGTTGTAAACGTCATCCGAGGTCTGGGAGAGCCCGAAGGCGATCTCCTCGTCGGTGACCTGCTGGTCGGTGGTGTCGGTGTCACCTACGAGGAGGCGCACGGCGTCGCGCCGCGTCGCCGAGGTCGTCGTGCCGGGCGCTCCCCCGTAGGTCCACGTCATTCTTCCACCTTCTTCGCTCGCACCTTCTTGACCGGCGCGGGATCAGGCACGTCCTCGGCGAGCTTTTCGCCGAGGCCCTTGTTGCTGAGGTCGATTTCAGTATTGCCGGGCGAGTAATGGCGAACCTTGCCCGCCCGGTAAAGGAGCTCGACCTTCTCTGCGGCAATCCCGAGGGCCTGCCAGTCGAACGCCGCGCCCCGGTTGAACCGCCGTCCGTGAGCCACGAACGCGCGGAACGCGAAGAGCGGCTCCGACTTCTGGAAAGATCTCTGCTCGAGCTTCATCATGCGACGATCGCGTCCCAGAAGTAGCCCAGCGCGGAGGAGACGAGCTTGTGATCGTAATGAGCGCGAGCCCGCACGACATCCGTGTCCTCTTCATCGCGGCGCTTGGTGTCGACGACGAAGCCATACTCGTTCGTCCCGCCGAGGTAACCGGCCCACGAGAACGTGTAGCCTGCTGCGGGCGTCATGATGCCGGGAGCCGCCGGACGATAGGTCAGGAGGCACTTCTTGCCCAGAATGAACGAGTGAGCGGCGGTGTCGCCCTCTGCTGCGGTGTTCTGGATCGCTTCGCCGACCATGACCTCGTCGACCTCGAAGATCTGCGCGAGCAGGTTCAGCGAAGCGATCGAGGGCTGCGAGGTCGTCGCGCCGCCGTTGATCCGGCCTTGGATGTCCGGGTGGTCGATCAGAGCCGAGTAGACTTGACGGCCCATCACCATGACGTTCGGCTTGATCCCGGTCGAGCCGAGGATCGTGTCGATGCCGGTGCGGACGTTGCCGATCGGGTCGCCCGATGTCGTGTCCGACCATTTGATGACCTGCCCGGACGAGGGCGACGAGGCGACGCCGGTGATGTCCGTCGCCCAGAGGCCGGTCGTGAAGAACGACGAGGAGAAGTCCGTCTCCTTCTGGATCAGCATCTGGTGCGTCGCCAGTTCGGCGGCGGCGCGGGTCGGGTCAGCCGCCGGGTCGGAGTTCGCGCGGACCTGATCCGGGATCGAGATCGCGACGCCATACTCCTCGCAGAAGTAGCTGTCGTTCGAGAGGGCATAGCCCACCTCGGACACCTTCGCGCCAGCGGCGCGCTTCTTCGCGCCGTTCCGGTTGAAATAGGAGCGGTCGAAGGTGAAGTATTTGTCCGACTGCTTCTGGACCGGGACGTTCTGGAAAACGCGCGAGGCGATGAAGCCCTGCGGGTTTTGCAGGAGCGCCACGGAGATATTCGTGAGGGCTGCGTCGATGTGGAACGAGCCAACGGTAGGTTGCGGCATGACTTATCCCTCCTGCCTTATGCTGCTGCGCCGCGCGGCTGGAACAGGATCTCGATGATCCGCCCAGATGCGCCGGTTTCGAGAGCCGTTCCCAGGATGATGTCCCCGGTCCCAGCGTTCACGGCCTTGCCGTCCGCGTCAGAAGCCACAGGACCGCCACGGGTGACGACGCCACCGCAGACGACCTTGACCTTGCCAGCGATTGCCACGAGCGCGGCGCGCCCAGCGGCAGCGGGGGTGTCTTGCAGGACGCCGTCCGCATCGAGCCCGTCACCGGTCGGGTCGATCTGACCATCCGATGCGACAGACACGAAGTAAAACTGTTTCGCCGAGAGGTCCTGTCCGGCCTCGAGCGTGACGCAGAGAATGTTGTCTTGGGTTGCCATCTCGCGGCCTCCTTACTGGACGTTGCGCTTGGCGAAGAGTTCCGCGCCGCGTCCGGTCTTGGTCACCTCGGCGAACGCCTTGGCGAACGTGACCTTCTTCTCGGCGGCGAAATCTTCGGCCATCTTGTTGAGCTCGGTCATCGCGTCGGTCTCCTGCGGAGCGACGGTGCCGAACTCGCGGGTCAACTTCGAGGCGACGGTATTCGCGCCCTTCAGCATCGCGTGAGCGGCGGTGCGGATCTTCTCGTCAGCGATCGCGTCGATCGCCTTGAGGACAGCGCCCTTCACCTCGGTCGCGCCCGCCAGGTGCGGGATCTCGGCGCTCACGCGCTTCGACAGCTCCTCGGCCTGGAGGCGCTTGTTGACCGCAGCCAGATCCTCGGCCTGCTTCGAGATGACCGCGAGGACGCTCGCGGGGAGCGCGCTCTTGAGGACCATCTCTCCGCCGACATCGATGTAATCGTCGGCCTTCCGCTTCTCGACGGTGACGGCGGTGTCGGCGATCTGCACGACATAGCCCTCGCCCTCGAGCGTCTTCACAAGCGCGTCGACGGATCCCTCGAGGCGCTTGTTTGCGGCCTCGAGTTCTTCGAGGCGCTTCTCTTGATCGGACATTGAATGGTCTCCTTTGCCCAGATCGCCGGTCGGTCCGGCCCCCTTGTTGCGCCTCATACGCGCAACTTGCTCGCGGGCGTCGTCTTCCGACATCCCCCCGTCGATCAATTCCTTGATCTTGATCTCGTCCGGTGCCATGTCGCGCTTGAACATAACGACGCGCGCGGCGGGGTTCGCGGGCTCATCGACCAGCGAGAGCTCGATCAGCTCGAGGTCGGTCACGTTATACGGCATTGCGCTTCCCCATGCCTCCGATACTGAAAGCGGCCAGCTCGCCGCTCTTAACCCTATTCCATACATCATCATCGTGAACTTTCATAGCCACGATCCAGCCCTCGAGGGCAGAGTGGACCCCGAGAGCCTCTCCAAGCTCCTTCGTGAGCGGGAACGAGTGGATGACCTCCCCGATCTTGCCTCCCTCGTGCATCGCCTTCGCGGTGCGAACGTCGGCCATGAAATTGTCTGCCGCCTTCGTCATCACCTCGGGCGCGATGATGTCGCCCTGCCGATCGACGAGCGGCTTTCCGTCGATTGAGACGACCGACGCCCAGCCCCAGACGATCCGCGCCTCGTTGTCGAGCTTGATGATCTTCGCGGCGCGCTTCTCCATCGTCGCCTCGAGGATCGCGCCGATTGCCGCCTCGATGACGGTCTCGATCAGATCCTCGGTCGGATCTTCGACCTCCTCGCCCTGCTGGTCGATCATGCCGACCTCGGACACGAGGTCGAGGTAGTCCTCGTGCGTCGCGCCGGGCATGTAGTAGACCTGCCCGTCCGCGCCCTCGGTGATATGCGCGGCGAGCCCGAGCCCGATCTGGTGGGCGCGCTGCACTGCCTCGATCGCGGTCGTGAAGACATCGTCCGAGATCTGCCGCTTCTCGATGTTCTGCATCTTGGTCATCTCCGTGACAGAGGTTCCGCTTTCCCACATCTTGCACGACCAGTAACGAGCCGAGGTCTTGTCGGTCGCCGTGTCGCATGAGTGCCGCGAGCGGAAATTAGCGCGGGCCTCTGGGTCATCTCTGCGGATCTCCATGTTGGGATCCCCGAACGTGACCTTTTTCACGCGGTCCCCGTCCTTGACGTAGACCCCGAACTTCTTGCTCGAGCCGGCCGGGAGGCGGAACGGCTTATCGAGCGTCACGCGCTGGCCCCGATAATCCGCCTTCTCGATCCCCTTCGTCGACATGGGATGCTGCTCCGGGAGCAGATCGGTGTCGTGCTTGCCGGATCTGAACCGCCCGTTCCTGATCGCGCGCAGGAAATTGTTGACCCGCGCCATCGCCCATTGCTCGGGCGAACTCACATTCGGGCGCACGCTCTGGGGGTTCGTGCGATATGCGCCGACGCCCCGGTCGTAGACCTGCCTCAGCATCTCGACGGTGACGCGCCCCTTGTCTGCGTATTCGGCGTTATGTTCTTCGACCTTCGCCCGCAGCGCCTCGGTCGAGACCTTCTCGAGATCCTCCGCCTTCTCGACGTAGATCCCGCCCTCGCCCTTTTTGTAGCCCGCGCTCTCGATGGCGGCATAGGCCGCGCCGAACGCTCGGCCCTCCTGATAGCCCCGATCCATGCTCTCGTTGAAGACGCGCCGCCAGATCGACCGCGCCTTATCGGAGGGGAGGACGCGCTTCACGGCGTCCGGGAGGTCATCGTTCGTCTGATACGGCATCGTCAGATCCCTTTCGAGGACAGGGGAGGACAGGATTTCTGGGAGGGCAGAAAATCCGCCAGAACCTCGGAGGGGTGACCCTGCGATAGCAGGGCTCCCCTTCGGGTTCCACCGGGAGATCCGCAGGGAGGGGAGGAGAGGAGAAGTATATAGGGAAATCTGTCCTCTCCTCCCAGTTTTCTGGCGCGATCAATCGGCATCTTCGAGCCACCCATAAGCCCCCGCCGTGATCGTCGCGCCTTTGTCGGTTGTGGCGCGGAGCGCGATGATCTCGCCCGCC